AACATATTAGCCCCTGATTTTATGCGGGGGCTTATGGTGGTTCCAAGACGTAATGGTAAGGACTTAACCTGTTGGAACGCATTGATCTGTAAAGCGGTACAGAAACCTGCTTTATATTATTATATGGCTCCATACTATAATCAGGTTCGTCAGATCATATGGGAAGGATTTTCAGGTGAGCGTAGATTCCTTGATTACATACCTAGAGAGCTTATTAAGAATAAGACTAAGCTTGATATGCGAATTGATCTCGTCAATGGATCGCAAATTAAGTTACAAGGATCGGACACTATTGACCGTATCGTGGGGACGAACCCATACGGCATTGTATTTACTGAGTTCTCGTTACATAAGCCAGAAGCATGGGAGTATCTTAGACCTATTCTCGCCGAAAATGGAGGATGGGCGTTATTTAATGGAACCCCCAGGAGTCTTAACCACTTTTTCGATTTATATACCTATGCGAACACCTCCCAAGGAACGTATAACTGGTACGTCCAATTCCTTACACGCGACGACACTGGAGTTCCCACAAAAGAAGCTATCGACGAGGATCGTAGATCGGGTATGCCGGAGGAGTTGATTCAGCAAGAGTACTACTGTTCTTTTACAAGTGGTGGGGTTGGGTCGTACTATGGGGATGTCATCAATACCCTGAGAGGAAATGGACACTTAACCCGAGTGCCACATGATCCTAGACTTGATGTTTTTACTGCCTGGGACTTAGGGTATGATGACAGTACGGCCATTTGGTTTGCTCAAATCTTTAAACGGGAAATACGATTAATAGATTATTACGAGGACCACCATAAGTCCTTGAAACATTATATCAAAATCTGTAAGGAAAAACCTTATGTATATGAGGAGCATTTTGCTCCACATGATATAGAAGTTCATGACTATTCTACTGGGGTATCGAGAAGAGATACTGCTGCTGAACTTGGGTTTGATTTTACAACTACTCCTAGACATACTTTAGAGGATGGACATGAGTGGGTTCGTGAAATGCTACCACAATGTTATTTTGACAGCGGTAAAACTTCTATGGGTTTTAATGCGCTATTGGGGTATAAACAAAAGTATGACACTAAGCTGGATGCCTATTCAGAAAAGCCTGAGCGTAATAAGGCGAAGCATGGAGCTGATGCTTTTAGGACTCTGGCAGCGAATATAGATAATATGCGTGACGGTGGTAATGTTGATAAACCTAAAGTCAGACGAGCTTTTAGGCCGATGGTCAAACGCTCGATAGCTGCGTAACGTTACGCAGTTGGAGATCATATGGATTGCTTAACTTTGAAAAATAGGCTAGACGTATTGAGGACAGAACGTTCTACCATAGAAGGTATATGGGAACTCATAGAGCAATTTGTTGTTCCTTTTCGCGCTAAGTTTTTTACTGATGATAGGGGCTATGAAGGCTCCATGAACTGGCGAAGAAGGGAACTGTATGATTCTACTGCTGTAGATGCTAATCAAAATCTGTCCTCTAATTTACAATCCGGTTTGACCAACCCCGCTTATCGCTGGTTCAGTTTAATATTTCGAGATAAGACGTTAATGAAAGATCGTACAGCAGTTAACTGGCTCGAAGAATCAGCTAATCGAGTTTTTCTAGCTCTCCAGGAATCGAACTTCGATTTGGAAGTGAATGAGACTTTCCTTGATCTGACTTCCTTTGGCACTTCTATTCTGACAGAAGAAGTGGAGGAGACTAATGGAGAGTTTACTAATCTTATTTTCTCCTCTATCCCACTTTCTCAGGGCTGGTATGAGTTTAACCATTTAAATGCTGTTTGGTATTTCTATCGGCAGCTCCAGTGGACAGCAGCCCAGATCAAATCTAAGTGGCCTGAGACTACTCTACCGGATAAAGTTCAAGATAAGCTGGATAACAAAAAAGACCCTGGAGATAAGTTCTCTGTTATCTATGCAGTATTTCCTCGGGAAGATAAGATAGGTGTTGATGTAGGTAACGTTATTGCCCCTCTTGAACGGCCTTTTGGTTTTAAGTATTTCATGTATGAAGATGCTGAGATTATCGGAGAGGAAGGGGGGTACTATGAAATGCCCGCGTTTGTTCCGAGATGGAGAAAGACTGCTGGTTCTACTTATGGTCATAGTCCTGCTATGGTGGTGCTATCAGATATTCTTACTCTTAATCAATTAGTTGAGATGATTCTCAAGGCAAACGAGAAGGCGATTGATCCCCCTGTCCTCACAACTCGTAGAGGAGTCTTCGGGGACATTGATCTCACGGCTGGTGGGGCAACTGTGGTGGCTACTCTTGAATCTATTAAGGCGTTTGAATCACAAGCTCGTTTTGATGTTGGAGCCTTGACCAAAGAAGACTTACAAACATCAATCAGAAAAGCTTTCTTTGAAGATCAACTCCAACTCAAAGAGTCTCCACAGATGACGGCAACGGAGGTGCAGACTCGTTTTGAGATGATGGCGAGGTTGATTGGGCCTTCGCTCGGTAGAATCCAAAACGATCTGCACTCTCCGTTAGTTTCAAAAACTTTTAACGCTTTATTCCGTTATAAGAGATTGCCTGAGCCACCTCCAGCAGTAACAGAAAGACAAGCGCAGATTGACATAGAATTCATAGGTCCAATGGCTCGGGCACAGAAGATGGATAAAGTTACTAATATCGAAAGATGGGTAGCTAATCTAGCTCAACTTTCTGAGGTTTTACCTGAGATACTCGATAATGTGGATAGCGATGCTGCTGCTACTGAAACAGCTCATTATCTCACAGTACCACCTGAAGTGGTTAGAACTAAAGCAGCGATATTGAAAATAAGAAAAGATCGGGCAGCTAAGATAGAAGCACAAGAAAAAATGGCGATGGCTACACAAGGCTCAGAAATGGTTAAAAACCTTGGTGCAGCTGGAGGAGGTGGTAATGGTGGAGGACTCGAAGACGTCCTCGGTGGAGCAGGAGAACAAACTCCTGTATAATGTGTTTACTGCTCCAAGAGGGAAGAGAGCATTAGAAGTTTTGGAGAGTTATTTTTATGATCGACCAAGCTATAACCACAAGGAACCGCAGCCCTATCACACTTTTTTTAGAGAAGGTCAAAGAGATGTGGTAGGTTTCATAAAGGAGGCTATTGAATCATGCCAGAACCAGGAAACGAAAATTGGAGTGAAGCCTTCCCTGAGGACGTCAGGGGATGGGATGAAGTAAAAAACTCCGAGAATCCCGAAGCTTTTTGGAAGCAGATGACTGATATGAGAGGTCATCTTGGTCAGTCTATTCGCATACCCTCTGAGGAAGCGGGTGACGAAGACTGGAAAACCTTTAACGAGAAGTTGGTAGCTAAAGTTCCAACTCTTATTAAAAAACCTGATCCAGACGATAACGAAGGGATGGGCTTGTTGTATAAGGCTATGGGTCATCCCGAGACAGCAGAGAAGTATGAAATCCCAAAACTTGAATCTGATACTGAATTAGACACCACACCTATTGAAGTATTCCGACCTATTGCCCATAAGTACGGGTTATCTCAGAAACAGTTTGCTGGAATCATAACTGATATGACTCAGGGCAACGTAACGGCTGCTTTAGTGGATCAAGAAACCCATGCTGGCGCTATGCAATCCCTTAGGACTGATTGGGGGTTAAAGTATGATACCAATATAGAGAAGGCTAAGACGATAGCTAAGATGACTAACGCGCCTAAGCCTTTGTTAAGTTCTCTAGAACTCGGTACAGCTTCAGCAGATACTTTAATATGGTTAACTGAAATGGCTGATAGAATGGGTGGCGAACCCACTAACTTAATTAATGATAAGTCTCAAATTGGAGATATACTGACTCCTGCTGAAGCCAAAAGCAGGCTCAATGAAATCCTCGGAGACAAGAAAAACCCGTATTGGGTAAAAGACCATCCCGATAACAAAACTGCTATCGCAAAGGTCTTCAAACTTCAACAGATGGCCAATCCAGGCGCAGCCACTACAATGGATAATTTGCGCGCAGGGGCAGCTGGTCAATAACTGCGGAACGTTCCGCACTTGAGTCCGAACACTCGGGTAGCTCGTAACTACTAATGAAAGGAAAAGCGACATGCCAAATACCATTGACAATGCGTATGTTCGGACTTTCGAGGACAATGTTCGTTTTCTCGCACAGCAAAGCGATACCCGCCTTCGGGCATGGGTAGACGAACATAACGGCCCTGGCGAAGACCATGTATGGGAAACTCTGGCTTCCACTGAAGCAGAGCAGAAAATCGGTCGCCTTGTTGCAACCCCAGTGAATGACACTCCCTGGGCTAACAGGATGGCTACCATTTCGACCTACCATGCTGGCGATTCCACCGAACAGGAAGACCCCGGCCAGATGCTGATTGACCCCAACTCTAAACTGACCCGAGCCTTAGCGATGGCGATGCGTCGTGAAGTGGACGACGTTATCATCACAGCTGCCACGGCTGCTGCGTCTGATAAGGAAGGCAGTACCACATCTTTCGGGGCGGGGCAAACTGTGGGAGATGGCACGGGTGTTATCTCTCTTGACGTTATTACTGAAGTTCTGGAGATGTTCGATAACAATGACATTGATGAAGATGAAGCCAAGGCTTTTGTTATCGGTCCCACACAGAAACGCAAAATGCTTCAGCTCTTGGAAGTTACCTCCGCAGACTTTCAGACCAAGAAAGCCCTGGCTGATGGTTATCTGCCCAACTTCCTGGGGTTCAACTGGATCGCTTCTAATCGTCTTTTGGTCCCCTCCGGCGGTGAGATAAACTGCTTGGCTTTTACCAAGTGGGGGATCGGTCTACATGTAACCAAAGACATTTGGGCGCGGGTAGCTGAAGACGCATCGGCTTCTTTTGCATGGCGTATTTACACGGCCATGTCGATGGGTTCGGTCCGTGTAGAGGATGAACATGTTATCAAAGTTCACCTGAAGGACGCCATGTCATAAACCTCCTCACCTTCAGGTATGGCAGGGGGTCAGGCTGCGGACCCCCTGCTTAAACTTAATTAAAACGGAGATTGTAAAATGGCAGAACAAGCTGTAGTAAAAAGTGTGATAGAGTCTATCATCTCAGGTGTTAGGAGTCATCTGTTCAGAACTATAGCAGGTGGCGCTGAGGAACGGCTTGCTTCTCCTCCAGTTAGTGGTGATTTTAAAGGTGGAACCAGTGTAGTTATACCAGCAACCCAGGTTATTGTAGCGGGGGTAACTGCTCAGATCAGTTCCTGTACGTTCACTGATGATGAAGGTAACATATTCAGCGATGCTTATGACATTGTTGAATGGTCAACTAGTGATGCCGCGAAGGGAACTGTTGACAAGAGTGGAAGAGTTACCAAAATCGGTGCGTCTGATGTGATAATTACTGCTACCTGTTTAACCAAAACTGACACTTGCACTGTAAGTGTGACTTAGAGGAGGAACAATGCCAAGACGAGATGGTATAAATCGTAGACAGGTTCCCCAACTTAAGAAGGCGTTGAATAGTGGAGTACCAGTTGTTCAGATAGCTGGTCACTTCAACGTTGAGGTCAAAGTTATATTCGACTTTGCCAAAGGTTGGGGGATTAAACTAAAGGAAACCCCTGACTCCATAGCTCTCAAGAAACATGATGAGATGATTGAAGCGGAAGTGGCTAAACGATTGGCTGAGAGAGAAGTTCTTGGTGCGAAACCTGCGAAGATGGAACTGAAGCCACTGGGTAAAGGGGACAAAAAATAACCGTGTCTTAGACACTAGCTGCGTAACGTTACGCACAAACTCATAAGGAGATAAAACCATGCCAGGTAAATTTGCCTATGGTGAAAAAGTTGACACTTTACTCGGGACAACCGAAACCATTGACCTGCGTAAATCGGCCAGAATATTCCAGGGAACTGTTACGGCTGCGTGTATTTTAACGCTGTCCAATGCCCCTGAAGGATTCACGGAATTAACTTTCTACCTCACCAATCCGCATACCAATTTCGATATTCTTGGTGCTCTGTGGACTGCTGGAACCAAAACCTTAACTCAAAGTGGTGTGGACTATCTGAAGATCGGTGTTCTTCGATCCGGGTCTTCTACTACCATTTTTCAGATGAGCAAAGAGTTGGCTTTAGCAGCTGACTAAATCTAAGGAGGAGGAGGAGTCATGAGTCTCTCGGAAGTTGGAATATGTAATTTAGCTCTTGGTTGGCTAGGTGCTAACCTCATAACATCATTAGATGATGATTCAGAAGAAGCTCGTCTATGTGATGCTAATTATGAAGCTGCGCGTGACGCTACGTTAGAAGACCGTAACTGGGTATTCGCAACTACTCGACGGACCTTGACTCCTCTTGCTGCTGCACCGGATTTTGGGTACAGTAATGCTTTTCAATTACCGTCAGATTGTATTAGGGTTGTTCAAGCGGATTCAGATGAAGATCAAACAGTAGGTGAAATGTGGGAAAGAAATGAGGATACTCTTCTTGCTGATGCTGAAGTACTGTATATTCGATATATAAAAAGAATCACTGATACTGTAAAATTCTCAGCAGGTTTCGTCCAAGCATGTGCTGCTCAAATCGGGGTAAACATAGCTATTGCTATAACCGGTAGCAAAGATATGCAAACCCTAATGGAAGCGATGTACGAAGACAAGGTGGGTAGAGCCGGTACTATGGATGGGCTGCAGGGTAAAAATAAAGAATTACGATCCACTAAACTAACTAAAGTGAGGTAGCTATGAAAAAATTAATAATTGCTTTACTGTTTGTGTTTGTTACGTCCTTTGCTTTCGGTGCTTCAACAATGGTTACAGAGGATAAAGGCGAGTTTATAAGCGGTGTATCTCGAATAAGAACTCTCACTGTTTTGGGTACTGCTCATACAGATGGGAGTTTTTCTGTGCAGCTTACTGACTCTATGTTTAATCATATTAGGGGATGGATGATTACTGAAGTGCGGATCAGTAACTCTACAACTCAAACAGACCCTACAATAAATTCTGATGTTACTTTTACTCTAACTGCTTCTGGTTTTGATTTACTGTATGGTGCTGGAGTTGACAGGCTTGACAATGACGCGATTAATCAGTTTGTCACTATTGAAGCTGGTGCGTCAGCTTGGCCCCTTAAAGTGGTAGATCGCTTCTTTGTGGAGGTTGCCAATAACTCTGTGAGTACTGCGATATTCAACATAATGTTGATTCTTGTACCCAGTAACTAACTGCGTAACGTTACGCATCTGAGGTATTATTATGGCAATAAGATTCAAGTTCGCTGACTCTTCTTATAAGAGAACCGCAAACGCATTACTATACACCGGACCCTGTGGTATAACAGGTGTTAAGATTAATACTGATGGCAACAACAATGCCATACTGACCATATATGATAACACTTCTGCATCAGGTGACATTGTTGAGGAGTTCACTGTTCCTGCTGCCAATATGTATGGGGGGCGAAATTGGGTCACTCCTGTTAAATGCGAGAATGGGATTTATGCGGTTATCTCTGGGACTAATGCTGCTTATTTTATAGAGTATCTAAGCGAACAAAAATTAGTGGAAAGCACTTACTCTTAAACTAAAGGAGGAATAATGGCTTTAACAGAATTGCAATTACCGGCAAAGGATCGCTTCTACAGGGCATTACAAGGTGCAGCTACTGAAATGGATAGTCTCATGACACGTTGGGCTAATTTAGCTGAATTTGTTGCTCTTGTTGAGACAGCTGATCTTGATGCTATGGAAGTCCCAGTTGGTCAGGTTAGGACTGACATGGTTGATTTTAGAACTGTGCTAGAGGAAATGGTTTCCCTATACAATGGGGATTCTGTAGTTCCCACAAATGCACCTAATGAAGTAATTGATAAAATCCGAGCGATCTAAAAAATGACAATTTCAAGGCTTGGATCAAATACAAATGACTCAGGCAGCGGGAATCTCTCGTTTAGCCATACTCTTGTTGCGGGTTCAGACCGTAAGGTCGTAGTTTTCGTCGGTTTTGAGAATGACGGAGATAGAACGCCAAGTGCAACATATGGTGGCGAGCCAATGACCGAAGGCGCGGGATGTAAAACAGGGGTTTCGGATTTACTAAATGGTGCTTATGTCTTTTATATAGATGAAGCTGACCTTCCAGCTAATGGAGCAAATACTGTAGCTGTTACTTTTTCAGGAGGTGCGAGTCAATTTGAAGCAGTTGCGTTGTGTGCTGAATTCGGTGGTGTTGCTTCGGGCATTGAGGATTCAGATAGTACTTGTGAGGGTTCTCCTGGAAATGATACAATAGAGACAACTGGATTCAGTGGTGCTGCTGATGATCTTTTTTGTTCCGCTTATACTTCCGGTCAGGAAGGAAGCAACTGGACATACGGTCAAAGCCAAAATGAGTTATTGGATAGTGAGCTTAGTAGTTCTCGGCATGGATTCACCGATTTAATAAATGGTTCTATATCAACTTTAGAAGCCACATTTGTTAGTGGTGCAAATAGGCTTGGTGCTGCTGCTGTACATTTCATTACTTCAGCAGTTGAAGCCGAACTTGAACAAGAGGGCTTCAGATGGCGAAACGATGATGACGATGAAGCAGATGCCACATGGCGTCAGAATCAAGATGTCGATGACGAAATTGCGAGGGAAATAAATATCAGATTAAGAACTTTGTTAAACGCAACAGGTGATCCCGATTCACAGCAATATGAACTCCAATATAAGGAAACATCAGATGGCGCAGGTGAATGGCGTAAGGTTCCGTTAGCGTGACAACTCACGGAACATTTACTTTTGATGCAGAAAATGACTCGGATTGTCAGCGTTTTGATTTTACGAGTGATGGTAACGGCCAGACCAGTGGAGTGCTTATATCTGGTCCTGGTACTGCTGCTGATTTTTGTCATGATACCAATGGCGGTAACTCAGCAAACGTAGGCCCAGATTTTGGACAGGGTGGCGACCCCGACGGTTATTTATATACTGAATGTTCATCACCAGGAGCATCCGGTGATGAATACACAATGACTTTTGATACCCTCCTTGATGCACTTGCTGAACAATGGCAGTTCAATTTTTATTGGTGTCAACGAGGTCCAGCAGCAGGAAACAATGACGCATTTTGTGAGGTACAAATAAATGAAGATGGTGGTGGATGGGTAACAGTAGCAACTTTTGGGGGTGTGGGCGAAGATTCAACTAGTACCGTATGGAATTATGAATCTGTTGATCTATCTGAGAGTGGAGTAAATGTAGACGAAAATACTCAAGTAAGAATTCGCATTGAGTCTCAGTCTGAAACTTCATGGCACGCAGATTTTGGGATTGATACTGTAACTATTGTTGGAAGTCCTGCGGGAATCACAAGTGTTACGCCCTCCGAGTTTGACATGGACAATGCTGATATAGACATTACATCTTCGGGTGACGTATTCGATGCAAGCGGAAATGATGTCTACATTTCAGATGCTGATACGCTGGCAGGATCAGCAAATGAAGTAGATATATCTTCAGCTATCAACACTGAGTCTACATCTCTTATCAATCTTGACCTTACGCAATTATCTGCTGGCGAATTAGCTTCATTACATACATTAGGTCCAAGTGCCACGCGATATATTATTGTTGACGCCGTAGGCGGTGAATATTCTTATCCGATAACCCTTCATAGACCTGAAGCATTTGTGATGTCACTTAGTAGTGAGTTTGCTCCAGGGGCTACTACAGTACAGCTTCTGGCTCCAGCAACAAAGACAACTGGAGATTTTAATGCAGGTCGAATCGAAGAAGTAGCTAACCCTGCAACTGCGATTGATATAACCGATGAGAATTACACTGAAGTTGAATCTTGTTTTCAAGCAACTGTTAATAGTCGTGAAGTTCAATATGATTTTAGAATTGAAGGATTAGACACATATACCGTAACACCACAGCTAACTATTTCAGCTGCTGTGGGAAACGCCATGCCAATGGCTATGAATGATTTTAGGAGAAGGAGAGTCCAATGAATTTTTTAAAACAGTCTACAGCATACACACCTATCATCGGGCCATTTGTGGATGAGACAACTGGTAAAGACGCTGAAACTGGTCTGACCATCACACAGGCAGAGGTACGTTTGTCTAAAAATGGCGGTAACATGGCTCAAAAGAGTGAAGCGTCATCTTGTGTTCATGATGAGCTTGGGTATTACACTTGTCCTCTGGATACAACGGACACTGGTACTATAGGCAAGCTTCGGCTTATGGTGCATGAGACTGGAGCACTCCCTGTTTGGGAAGATTTTCATATCCTTGCTGCGAATGTTTATGATTCTATATTCGGAGCAGCATCTGATAAACTTCAGGTGGATACTGTTGAAGTCAGTGGTACGGGTCAGACAGCTAATGATAATGGCGCAGACATCAATGCCATTCTTGCAGATACGGATGAGCTTCAAACTGATGACATTCCTGCTGCTATCGCTGCTCTGCCAACTGCTGTTGAAAACAGAACTGAAATGGATTCCAACAGCACTCAGCTTGCAGCTATTGTAGCTGACACGAATGAACTTCAGACAGATGACATACCTACCACGTTAGCTACCATAGCGGGTTATCTGGATACTGAAATAAATGCTATCCTTGCAGATACCAATGAACTCCAGTTAGATTGGATGAATGGTGGTAGACTCGATCTGATCATTGATGCCATTCTTGCAGATACGGATGAACTCCAAGGCGATGATATTCCAACCTTGATTGCTGCTCTACCAACTGCTGTTGAAAATAGAACTGAAATGGATTCCAACAGCACTCAGCTTGCAGCTATTGTGGCTGACACGAACGAACTCCAGAGCGATGACATTCCTACTTCCATCGCTGCTCTGCCTACAGCAGTAGAGATTCAAGCTGAAATGGAAGAGAACGGTGCGAGTATGCTTGACTCCTTGCGTGACGGATTAACTGATCAACGAATGGCTAATCTGGATGAATTGGGAGCTGCGAATCTGCCATCTGACATTGATGCCATACTTGCAGACACTAACGAACTCCAGGTTGACGATGTTCCTGGTCTGATAGCAGCTTTGAATAACCTTTCTGTCGCTGATGTATGGACTGCGACTGAAGACATAACTGGTGATGCTCATACTTACAAGTCTATTCTGGCCAGACTGTACTCTCACATGAACAATGAGATGAACATCACTGACGCTACTGGATACATGGAATTGAGAAATGCTGCGGATAGTGCGGAAATGGCTAACTGCACAATCACTGATAACGCCACAACGACTCAGAGAACTGAACTGACCTGGGCGTAATAACTGCGTAACGTTCCGCAGTTGGAGGTCTTATGGCACTTCGATCAGGAATAGATACTGTCGCAATCGTAACCTACGGGGTTTACACGGAGACATATGTTTCTTCTACTGGTGGTGGAAACATAGCAAGTCTGTTTGTCTCTAGGGGCTTGATTGAGTCAGCTCCAGGTATCCTTGCTATTGTTAACCTTATGATGTATTACATTAGGAGGAGGAAAAATGGCTAAGAATAAAATTCCGATACTGAGGGAAAAGGTGTATGATAAGCTAGCCCGAGAGTATGATTTCACGGAAATACTTATGCCTTACAGGGAAGGCGGGAGTTCCGATCATCCGGTGGAAAGAACATGGGGTCTAATTATTAGCTGGTTATTGGATAAGAAAAAATATCCATTAGATGTGATAGGCGCAGCCATCATGCTAACTATTGACCACATAAAAAGAGAAGGTGATTTCAAGGGTGATGGAAAATTTGGTAGTGCTGGAAATCAATTTGACCAGACCCTTCTTGGCATCTGTGACCAAATCCAAAAACAGAAGCTGGTGGATTTGACTTACAAGAGTATAGTTGAATCTCGAACACCCCACATGCAATTATTTATATCAGGTCAAGTGTTTAACTCTATACCTTGGTGGGTAAAAATATTCACTTGGTCGTATTGGCAGTTCAAAAAGATAAGGAGGAAGAGTGGCACTCCGAAGCGGAGTTGATCTAATAGCTATTGCAACTAGGGGTGTGTACACTGAAACTTACGTGTCATCTACTGACCCCGACAACATAGCTAGTCTATTCGCATCTTATGGACTTTTGGAGGATACACCTTACTTTGATGTGTCTCCTGACAGAACTACAAGAGGTGACTGGTTGTGGGAATACTTCGAGTAAAGGAGAGAAATGTCTAGGTCTTTACCTATACAAGAATCGTTTGCTGCGGGAGAACTCTCCCCAAGACTCTATGGTCGTAATACTCTAGAAGGCTATAAAGCTGGATCAGAATCTATGGTTAACTGGATAACTACTCCACAGGGTCCGTTCTTCCGCAGAAATGGTTTTAAATTTGTTGACGGATTTACTGGATCAGTAGTTAAAGTAATCCCATTTAACACGCCCTTGGGTGACTACTATGTGATCTTCACGGATACTAATACGATCTATATTCTGGAATACGGTGACGATGACGTAACCACCATAACTCCTACAGAAACTGATGCTCCTCCTTGGGCTGATGCAGACGTACCTTTTATCCACTATGTAGTAACTCCAGGTGGTAATACCATGTATTTAGCACATGGTTCAGAACCAGTTATGAAAGTGGTTCACGCAGCCGGTGCATTTACTATAGAAGAAGTTTCGTTTACTAATCCTCCTGCTGCTTGGGGTGCAGGTAACTATCCCAACACTGTAACTATATATGAAGGTAGACTTTGGCTTGGCGGTTCGCCTGACAATCCTACTAATCTATGGGCGAGCAAGTCTGGTATTTATGAAGATATGACAACTGGTGCTGCTGCTGATGACGCTCTTGATTTTGTACTTGATAAAGTTGGCGCAATCAGATGGTTAGCTGGCGTTAAAAAACTTGTCGTTGGTACTCAGTATAGCGAATATATTTTATACGCTAATGATCCTCCACTTAAACCCGATGATATTAATTATGATGCTCAAAGTGCTTATGGCAGTTCCAAAGTCCAAGCACTTATAATTGGTAATACTATCCTCTATGTTAGTGCTGATGGTCGTAAAATAAGAGAAATCAGTTATTCCTGGACTGAAGATAGCTGGGCGTCTAAAGATATTATTTTTGTGTCTGAACATTTAACCAAAAATAACAAAGTGGTTGAATTAGTATTTGCTCAGAATCCTGATTATCTTTTAGCGGTTAGAACTGAAAACAACTCTCTTCTCATGGCTACTTATGATAGGGGTAATAATATAGTAGGTTGGCATCGTCATGTTTCTGAAGGTAGTCTCTTAGCTATTTGTGCATTAAATGATAGCGCAACTGGTAATGATATTCTTGCTGGTATATATGATAGAGATGTGATAGCGAACCAAGCTAACTTTGAAGAATACGGTAGTAGCTATTTAGACTGCTATCATGTAATAGATAACGCTCCTGCAAGTGCAGATATAACTGGAATAACTGAATTAGCTGGTGAAACAGTGGGAGTCTTAACTGATGGGGCGGTGCATCCTGATATAACTCTTGATGTGTCTGGAGATGGTACACTTCAATGGGAAGCGGAGCAAGTTATACTGGGATTTAATTATACTGCTACTGAACTTACACTACCTATGGCTAATACGATTCAACCTGGAAATACTGTTTCCATGAAAAAGAAATGGAATCAGGTTTTCATAAAAATAATTAACTCTGCTTTCCCGAAAATAAATGGCGTTAGACCCGCCAGTCGGTATCCAGCTACACAGCAAGGAGAAGCAGAACCCTTAAAAACAATGGACATACAGGTTACTAAACTTGGTTGGGATAGAACAGCTCAAATAACTATTACTCAAGAGCTACCCCTTGAAACTATGATTGCAACTATCTATGGAGAAATTACAGAAGAAACACTCTAGATGCGTAACGTTACGCAGGTTCCGAGAAACTGATATGCCCAGTTTAGTTCATCGGTTAGATATTCTTATGCCTGATACTGACATGCAAAGTATGATACTAACTGCATCTTCTGGTTTTACTTTTACTATTTCAGTCAATAGTCATCCGGCTGCAATCATAGGAGCTAACATAATGTGGCCTGGAGTAGCTCAAGTATGGGCTATGTCTTCTGAATTAATACGTGGTTACGGGCGAACCTTCACAAAAATGGTGGATGAACTTTTACGTCAAGGGGCTAGAGTTAATAAGTTACGTCGTTATCACGCTATAGTTAATGGCTCTGATATGGAGAACGTACGGTGGCTTTATACTCTTAACTTTGAGTATGAATTTTGTATGAATAGTGCTGCACCTGATGGGTCAAACGTTTTTGGATATGTAAGATGGGAGGATAAAAATGGGCGGAGGACCAGACAAACCAAAACCAAATTACGAGAACATGTGGACCAATTACTCGGAGTGGCTGCGTGAAGCTAAGAGTACTTTTTCTAAAAGCTCTGCTACGTCAAGGGCTAAAGCTGCTGCTTCTGGTGTAATGGGAGGGACTCCTGCAGCTATACAAGAGCAACAGGAAACTGATTTTCAAACAGAATTAAAGACTCTTAGGAAGGGAACTACTGCTAAAGATTTGGCAAAACTTGGTGCTAGGTACACAGAACCTCAAACTCGTGTGAGTTACGGACCGTATCCTGGTGAAGGAGAAAGAAGAGCTGAAACTCGAACACAGGTTCCTGCTCGGTTTGCTCCAGGTTCTAAAGACTATGGAAAGTATGCAGATATATTTAGGGAGCAAACTGGAGCTGAACCTGAGCCTTGGGAAGTGTACTTTACCAAGAGGTATGGGTTTAAGGGTTTTGAAATATCTGAAAGAGATAAAGCGGTATTTCGAGCTGAAGGAGCAGCGGGGAAAAGAGCACTCGGTGCTTCTGTTAAGGGAAGTCAAACAAGCTCTCCGTGGGTGTAGTTATGGCTGTAGCAATAGGTGTAATAGGATTGGCGATGAGTGCGTATTCTATTTACCAATCTGTGCAAGCTGCTGAAGAAGCAGAAGAGATTGGTAAAGCTAACCAAAAGCGCATTGAAGCTGAAGCCGACGAAGAAGCTAGGCGTGAAAGGTATAATCTTTCCCGACAACAGAGTCTCATTAAAGCTAGGGTGGCAGCTTCGGGGATAAAAGGTACTACTCCTGAAGCATACTTTACTGAGTTTAGTAGACAGCGGGAGAATGAGATTCGTTGGATACAAACTTCTGCTGAATCTAGAGGTAAGATTGCGAAAAGACAAGGTTCTCGGGCTGCGACTATAGGATACGCTCAAGCAGCTCAGACAGCATCGCAAACTGCTTTTAGCAGTTATGCTTGGTTTGCAACTTATGCTTAAACAACTGCGTAACATTACGCACTTAGGGATACTATGGCTACTAAACTACCCCAAATAGGATATAGAAGAACTCAGTTGAGAGGTTCCCTTGGACGAGAAAGCGCATTTGCCCCTATTGGTGAAGCACAAGCTCTTGGAGCTGCTGCTGAAAGTATAGGGGAGTCAGCTAAAAAGATATACACTAAGCATTTAGAATTGCGTTTAGAAAGTGTGGACCTCGAAACACAGAATCAGATAAGCCGATGGGAAACCGAGAATAAATCTAAAGCATTTCATAAGGCTGAAGATTTATCTGAGGAGTTGGAATTTGATAGAACTCATACGATAGTTGACGTAAATGGTAATAAAGTAGAACAGTTAAGAGAGCAAATCCCTGCTTATGAAGTGTATCCTCAGCTTTATCGTAGGCAGATGCAAGCTATTCTTGAAGCTCAATCAGAACGCATACCTAATGAGAAGATACGAGGTCAATGGTTTACGGGTCAAATGACCACGTTAAACAAACAATATGCCAAGGCTATGGAAGCTTCGGTTAAAGAGCAGGAAAAATATCAAGAACGTAGAACCATTCTTAATGCTAAAGAAGCACTCGAAGCGGGTAACTACCATTTAGCTATTGAAATGGCTAAAGGGCTAAACGATCCAGTTCTTCGTCAACAAACTTTGGACACTATTAATAAAACAAAAGAAACAGATGACTATAACTTAGCTATCATAGATGAAGATATGGAAATTATACAAGGCTCTATAGATTTTTTGCGCCTTGAAAACTATCATGACATAGGGTATCTAAGTAAAAAAAGTCGAGAGTTTTGGATTGCAAAACTGGAAAGGAAAAAAGATCAGCTCCTGCGACGAGCTGATGACCAACAAAAAATTAGCGGTGAGATGACTAAGTTTATGGCTCGTCAAATGATAGCAAATTTAAAAGAACAACAGCAAGTACCTGTTGACCAAATGGAGGATGCGATTAAGCAGTTGATGGGGTTGAACGCCATTGGTGTTACAGGTACATTACCATTAGCTGTTCAAATAGATCAATGGGCAAAATTTTCTTACGCTGCTGGCCCGATAACTCGATTGCTGCCATCAGTTCAAAAAAATGTTACTGCTAACTTTATAGATACGTTAGATATGAAGAATAATCTTTTGGATTTTCAGATTGGCAAAGCATTGGAATCCGCTGTTGTAGCGAGTACAAACTTATACTACAAAGAGGGCAGGGAATGGGCTTATAATAATGGTCATATGTCCCCTCAAGAATTTATGCCTGTCACCCCAAATAATATGGCTGAAGCTTTAGCTAATAACCGAGAACCTGGATTACGGTATTTCAAGATAACGGGTAAAGCGGATGCTCTTATGGATACTCCAGATGCAAGGGTATTAGTTAATTTTATAAATGGTTCACCGAGAGAGCGTAAGCCTGCAATATTTGCTGAGATAGTAAAAGGAGCAGGTGACGCATATCCTTTAGCCGTTCAGCAACTCAGGGATAATGGACTTGAGGAAGGCACAGCTGCGACTATGGTAATATCTTATATGAAGGGTGAAGTGGTTGGGAATATAATGTTGGAGGGTGAAGCACGACTAAAAGATAGAACAACAAATTGGTGGACTCCAGAAGTATCTGATGCTTTTGCTGATTACACTCCTGTAAAATTCGGTACTGCTTTTGTACTGAATCCTGAACATAAAAGAACGTTAGAGACTGCTCTTAAGTATGCTACTGCTGGTCTTCTAACTAGAAGTGATATAGAAAAAGGCACTACAAAACTTTTAAAAGCAAGAATACAAGAAGCCGAACGTTTGATAGGCCCGTTAGTTGAACATGGTGGGTCTACGGTATTAGCTCCAGAGGGTTTCGATCAAGAAAATTGGACGACAGCTATAATGACCACAGCTTCTATGGAGTTAGCTAATATGAATGATGGAGCGTTACCTGTTGATAGTCAAACAGGTAAACCTATAGCTCTTTCACGATTAATGAATATGATACGAAAGGACGAGAATACCGTTCTGCAAAATGATAATATATTCGGGGGCGGTAGTTATGACATACTAATCTATGGACAACCTGTGTTAAGCACTAGCGGTAAAAGTTATAAGTTTAAACCGCTACCAAATCCCACTACGAGAGATGATGTTCGGAAAGTTGAAGAGGTTAACGAGTTTATACGGATAAAAGAAGCAGAAGCAGAAGCATTAACTCAAGGTGTAACTGGTCCGATAATTGAGTTTCATAGACAAATGAGACAGCGAGCATTAGAGGGAAATAAATAATGCCTTCCGTATACGGGTTAAGTCATAGCTATGAAAAAGACTTAAGGTCCAGGGGTTTTGCAACTCTTCAGCCTAAGTATAGCATTAGTTATTTCGATCAAGCAATTAATCTTGGGTTTTATCACTCTCCTCTCATGGGTCGTCATGTTGTAACTAAGGGTCAAAAACAAGATCGCTATCAACAGTTAATGGATGCCAGTGAGTCCGGTGTGTATCCAAAAAAGATACTGGATCATTTTGGTAGCGATCACAATGCTGCTGCTATATGGGGCAACAATAACTTAGACCTTAAGATACCAACTAATGACGATATAGATAAAAAGATAAGGGAAGACCTACGGATAGTCGAAAAGAGTTATGAAGAAACAATGGCAAGAGCTACTACAGGTCAGCATGTAGCTGCTTTTGCTGGTCAAGCTATACCTGAGATACTAAATCCCTATTTGTTACCATCATATTTTATTGGGTATGGTGAAGCTGCCATAGCTGGCAGGTTTCTTAAAGGTTTTGGTAGAGTAATATTAGCTGAAGCTGCTATAGAAACAGCATACCAAGTAGACAAATACCATTGGATGAATCGTGTCAGTGAAATGTCTCCTGGTGAAGCTGTTTTAAATATTGCTTTAGTTACAGGGCTGACTGCGGGCATAGGAGTTACTGCTGCTGGTTTAAGTCGTGGGATGAAACGACTTCTGCGTAAGTCAAATGCGCGTCAGATAGAACAGCTTGGTAATGATTGGGCGTTACATAAATTCACTCAAGCTGCTGATGAGTTAGCAAGAGCAGATGATTTAGTGATTAGGGGGACTAGATTTATTCGTGCAGGGCTTGAAGCATTTGAAGAACGATTTAAATTCCGTCCAAAAATAAGAATATATGATACGTTTGAGGACATACCTGAAAGGTTAAAAAAGCAATACGCTGAACGAATAGCTGAAGCAAAGAAATCGGGTATACCTATTGCAGCTGAAGGAACAGCAGTTACTGGGTTCTGGACTAAGGGAACTTTTAATGTGGTTGCTGCGAATATAACCAGTGCTAAAGGGGCACTTGGTACAATATTTCATGAAGCTATAGGTCATAGCTATTTTAGAACTGTTCCCACTAAGCAGATTGATAGCATATACAGACAGTTCAAAAATAATATCGAATCACTTGCAAGGCGTAAAGGAATATCAACTAAAACTAAAGCAGGAAGAAGAAAAGCCACTGAAGAATACGCAGTAATCAAATTAACTAAAAATATAGAGAGTGCCACCGCTAAAAAAATCACCGCAGAAATGGGTGAAGTGTTTAAGAAAAAAGGTAAGGTAAGATTCCTCAATAGGATAGCCAGAGAACTGGGTATATCTGACGAAGACTTCAAAACGATTCTTAAAGACATGGGAATCCCATCCCTCAAGGAAGCTACTCCCGTAAAGCTTGCACAAGTATATACACTGTTTAGGCAAGCAGGATACGCGCCAAAAAGAACTAAAGCTGTTGACGCTATTAAGGGTCTTCAAGCAGAAGATAAATACCAAAATGTAACTCGACCTCGCGCTCAGGTGCGTAACGTTACGCAGGTGAGTGATGTCGATGACGAAGTACTTGACGCAGGTTTCGAGCAAATAATAAAGGAGAATCCTGATTTAACCATACCTGAGAGAGTTGAGCTAACTGCTGCTGGAGAGGAGATTATAGAGCGCAAAGCAACAGACATACTTGATGAACTTGATGCTAGAGTAGAATTAGCTAATAAATATAAGGAGTGTATCATTGGCTGATCCCTGTATAGAAATAATAAGTACATTTGAGAGTCTCGTTCAAGAACATGGTGGAGATGATTTGGTAAAAGAGTTTCGTGCCATGTCTAAAGGACAGAGAGATAAGCTAGCAGATGAAATAATAGGCGAGATGGATATAAAAACTCGTCAAGCTAAATTGACTGCTGCTGCTTGGGACTCTGTAGTACGTTATCTTGATGATACAAAAAGTGCTAAAGATATGCGTAAAGCCTTTGCAGATTATAATGCAGGTCACGGAGTACGCATGAGGGGTATAGATAGTCTCGAACGCAGAACCGAATCTATATTTCATGGGTTTACTGCGACAATGGCAGAGGGGCTTGAAAAGTATCAACGCAGATTCTTTGGCTTAACTCATAGTAAACTTGGACAGGGTAACATAATAGATGAGTTGTATGTTCCTGGAGTTTCTGGTGATAAAGATGCTGTTGCTTTTGCTACCATCTATAAGAAATCACATGACGCTTTAGTAACTTTATTTAATAGGGCTGGTGGTGACATTAAAAGACTTCCCACATATAATCTACCACAATTTCATGACTCTATACGCATAAGGGGAGTAGATAAAAAAGAATGGCTTGATTTTGTAAAAGGGTTAATACACACGGATAGATTGGTGTATAAGAGAACTGAGGAGGGGTTACAATCTGTTCCTGTGTCTAATGAAGTAATGGACGAAATGCTTGGTAGAGTTTATGATAACCTTGCATCTGGTGGTGTGATACATAAAGAACTTGCTACTAATCCTCATGTTAGAAGAATGTTAGGAAAACACCATCAAGAACATCGTGTTCTGCATTTTAAGGATTCGGAATCATGGAAAGCATATGCTGATAAATTCGGAGCCAGTGACTATGTTCAGTCAATGTTAGCGCAAGCACAATTAATGTCAAGAGAAATTGCTGCTATGCAAAAGTACGGACCTAATGCGGATATGTTAGTGCGTAAAGCTAGGTTGCATGTGCAGAAAGCGTCAGGTGACAGAAACGCAGGAAGACTCGGAGAAGCTATATACGAACAAATTATGAATCGAACTCCAGTTAATAACACTGTTGCAGCAGATGTTATGAGGGGTGTCAGAAATATATCTGTCGGAATTAAAATAGGAAAAGCAGTTATATCCGCAGTATCAGATTTAGGATTTTTCGGGCTAACTAATTTCTATAATGGTATGCCTGTTATGCGTGGGTACTTGAACTTTATAGGCAGTCTTGCTACAGGCGGTAAGGCGGGTAGAACTACAGCTGCTCATGTGAATTTAGGCGCAAGATACGCTATTGATAATGCTCAGTCAGCCTATAGAGTAGCGGAAGTAATGGGGGTCGGTACTTGGACAGGTAGGTTTGCTGATGTGATGGTTAAGGCTAGCGGTCTAAACTACTGGACTAACGTGGCAAGACAGCAATATGGATTGAATACTTTGCATCGTTTAGGAGAACTCATCAATAGACCTTTCAATAACTTAAATCCAAAAATACAAAGGATGTTTCGTAAGTATGGTATATCTTCTGATAACTGGGACGCGATGAGAGCTGTTCCTTTATACGAACAAGAGGGAGCTAGATACTTAAATCCTGGAGCCTTTGCGGATGAAGAACTTACGCACAAGATAATTGGTGCGGTAATGGAAGAAACTGATTTTGCCATACCCGAACCGGGAGCTAAGGCTATGACTCTACTCCGTGGAGGTTCTGCTGCTGGTACAATTCCAGGAGAAATCACAAGAAGTATGGGTATGTTTAAATCCTTTGCTACTTCAGTTATTGTAACCCATTGGCTCAGAGCACTTAACATGGCTCCCGCAAATGGGCTAGCTTATTTTGCTTCACTGTTATTAGGTACAACTGCTTTAGGGGCTGTAGCTATACAAGCTAAACAAATAGTTGACGGTAAGACTCCTATGGAAATGGATCGTGCTTTTTGGTCATGGGCTTTCCTGCAAGGAGGTGGCACTGGTATCATGGGTGATTTCATCTTCCAAGATCATACCAGAGTTGGGTCACTATCTGAATTTGCTTTAGGGCCACTAGCTGGTGATGCCAGTATCGTACTCGGTCTTACTCTAGGTACGGCAAATGATTTTATAACAGCAAGAGATAAGATAGGAGAAAAACTTGGCGCAAGAGCAGCCAGGAGCATTGATAAACTCGCACCTAATCTGTGGCAAACTAACTTATTACTTAAACGGTATTTAACAGATCATATTCAATATTTGGTTAACCCTAACTGGCAGAGTCAGCAACGCACTATGGAGCGTAGGATCAGAAAAGAACGGGGCCAGAACTACTGGTGGGAGCCAAGAGAACTAACCCCAGGTGCGTAACGTTACGCAGGAGACAACATGACACTTTCATCTTCCGCAACTAAAATAGAACATATAGGCACAGGATCACAAGATACTTTTCCCTATCCTTTTAAGATATATGATAAGGATGATTTAGCCGTATATGAGGATGGCGGACACACAGGTAGACCTTATACCGTATCCGGTGTGGGAAATGATAATGGGGGTGATGTAGTATATACAGCATCTGTACCTTCTAATGGAGTAATAGTTTCTCTTGTTAGAGAAATGGATTACGTTCAAGAGGTAGACTATACTGCTTATGGTCCTTTCCCTGCTGAAACTCATGAAGATGGGTTGGATAAAGTAGTTATGCAGGTTCAGCAACTTCATGAAATTATTAACAGGAGCGTACGATTTCCTATTTTTGCTGATAATGTACCCAAAATAGTAGTAATGTCTTTTGGGGATGTTGTTAATGATAAGATACTTGGTTTCAATTCTATGGGAGTATTATCTCTTTTAGCTACCACTGACTACACTCCTGGTAATGACCTGAATATGGATGGAAATGACATCCTTCTTAATGGAGGGGTGGTACTAGGTCGCAATAATGAACCAATAATTAGCGGCTTAGATGTAGCTGGTACTACTGTTATTCCTTTAATTAAAATCAATATTGATAATGAACTTCAACCGTTAGTTCTTCTTCAGATGGGCGGTGAAAGGATAGAGCTTACGGGTGGTGTAATAGATGCTTTAAACGATGATTTAATATTGCGTGCCCGTAATGCTGCTGCTACTGGCACTATAGATATTTTAAAGGTTAACGCCAGTGACCAAATAGAGTTCTTGGATATTGTAAAATTACTTAATGGTGGTGCTGTTAATGAGTTTTCTATTGATGGTACTTTAGCAGGTAATAGTGATCTTGCAATACCTACTGAAAAAGCTGTTAAGACTTATGCTGATTGGAAATACTCGGCTTCACGAAATACTTTATCTGGAACTACCCATACAATATCTGGTATACCAGCAGGAATAACTGATCTTGAGATTATGTTAGCAGGTGTTAGTACTGATGGTACAAGTCCTGTTGTGCTTAGATTAGCTGATGCTGGCGGAATCGAAATTACTGGATATGCTTGTGGAGCACTCAGAGATACAGGTGGAGGAATTGGCAACAACACTGAAACCACTGGATTTATAGTGACTGCACTAGATGCTGCAGCGAATCAAATTATGGGATGTTTGAGACTAGTACTCTATGATGCTGGAGGAGATGGTTGGATGGCTACTGGAGGGTTTTTTAACACTAGCGTTAATCAGTATCACCCTTGTGGTGGTTGGAAAGGACTGGATAGTGATATAGTTTCTGTTACTATAACTACAGTTGGTGGTACTGATGCATTTGACGCCGGATCATTTAGAATAAGGTATAAATAATGACAATACAAACTGAAGCAACTAAAATTGTTCATGACGGCACAGGTTCTCAGGATACTTTTACCTTCAATTTCATAGTGATTGATGAAAACGATCTAAGTGTCTATGAAGATAATGTTCTTACTACCCGAGCATACACTTTAAGCGGAGAAGGTGATCCGGCAGGCGGTGAAATTGTTTTTGATGATGACCTTGATGTTCCTCTTGCGGGAACTAAGGTAACTCTGATTAGGGAAGGCGAGTATAAACAGGAAACAGATTACACCGCATATGGTCCTTTCCCTGCTGAAACTCATGAAATGACAATAGATAAAATCGTCATCTTGGTTCAGCAAGTTAAGGAACTGATTGACCGAGCTTTTCGACTTCCTAAGTGGGATGTAACAAGTCCGTTTGAAGTGACTAGAGCACCGGATGATGACATAGAAAGTACTGTGTTAGGATACGATATCAATGGTATCCTGACATTGATGCCTATCAGTGACTCTTATATAGAGACGAATGTTCCCAATCCGTTAGTATTTGCTGAACCATTTACTATTGATACGCCTTCTTTGAATCTAACAGGTAATTTAAGATTTAATGGAGCAGGTGCTGAACCTACTGCTTTTACTGGAGCTGACACTAAAATTGCAACTGGTACTAAAGGTGCTGCTTTAGATTTTGCTATGTGGAATAGTGATGGGGATATTGTTGGTTCTGGTATTGCGGGTACTGAAATAAATCATGTACCTGATCCTTCAGCAGATTTAACTGGAGCAGGTGAAATTGAAAGCGTAACAGTAGACACTAATGGAATAGGAGTTGGTGCTCTTTTGGTTCTTGGGATTGATGGGAACTGGGATGAAGCAGATGCAGATGCTGAACTCACTATTGGTAAACTAGCAGTAGCTTTGGAGTCTGGAACTGGGAGCAAGATGGTATTGCTTCGAGGTAAGTATCGGGATGACGCTTTTGATTGGACTCCAGGACAACAGTTATATGTTGGTTCTACTCAAGGTGTCATAGTGTCTACTAAACCAACTACGCCAGCTTTCGTTCAAGTAATTGGTTTTGCTAAGACGGCTGACGTTATCTACTTTGAGCCTTCAAAAGATTATGCAGAGGTATAATGCCACTTGTTAAACTAAACGGAATTGCTGTTGCGAGTATCATTAAGTTGAATGGCATAGCTGCTTCTAGTATCGAGAAGTGGAATGGCATTGAGTGGGTAACTGGTACTGAAGAAGTTTTCTCTCCTGCTGCTAATGGGGATGACGGTCACTGTATAGATGATGAAAGCGGTTTCTCTAACAGCACAGATATGCTTATTATTGGTGACGTAGGTGGCGATAACTATTATGCTTTTATTAGGTTTACTGGCGTAGATGTAATCCCTCATTGGGCAAAAATATCAAGTGCTGTAATTACACTTACTGCGTATGCCACTAATGCTCAAACTGTTTGTAGGTTAATGTATCAAATACAGTATAACGATGATGACGCGCCTACAAATGGTGATGAAATAGTTAATGCTGATCGTATTTCTGATGTTGTAGAAGTGGATGGCGAAGAAACTTGGGTAGATGGTAACATATATCAGTCTCCAGATTTATCAGTTCTTCTTCAAGACGCATTAAATAGTCCGGCTTGGCCCTATGACGGTGGCGGTGTAGTTTTTCATATATGGGATAACCCTGATGCTGGTTCCTCTGATGATGCAAGACGACAAATATCTTCATTTGATTTTGCTTCGGCTGGTGAAAAAGCTGTACTAAATATAACATGGTACTGGCAAAATATTTGGTGGAGCGATTATATGGGGGTCTTAACTACCTTCAATCATTATGGCTCTGGAACAGTTACTCAAGAAACATTTGGCGGTGAAGAAACTTTCAAGTTTGATTCTTATCCCAGTAGCTACATTGACTCATTTGCAAAATTGGGCACTCGGGGTGATTATGTTTTTGGTGGCGATCTAATTGTTGCAGAGATAAGACTTTACATAGACCAATTTGATAATGCTCCGTGGGATGACATAACCTTCCAGGTTATAGATGCTCATGACCATATTCTCAATGTCAAAATAGCAGGAGATGATCGTAAAGTAGTGATTTATAATGGGAGTGCTTGGGTAGAGACAGGCATCACTATGTCTTTAGATACCTGGACCACTCTTAAGTTTGTGCAAAATTTAAGTAGTGGGTGGGCAAGTGCTACAACAGACGTATATAAAGATGGCGATAAAATAGGTGATGATATTGATTGTAGTGCTGAGTCTACTGGTAACAGTGCAGCTGTGGCATTTCATACTGATGGAGGTGTAGTTGTTTATGTAGATTTCATAGACGTTCGAGCAACTTTTTAGGAGAATATATGGGAGACTATTTCTATAGTGAACGGTCTAGAGGTAATCTAGATTCTTGCGATACACGAATTATCGCCTTGTTTAATGAGGTGATAAAGGACATCGACTGCACTATCATATGTGGTAGAAGACAGAAAGCTGCACAGGACGAAGCATATCGGTTAGGCCGTTCAACGAAAAAGTGGCCGGATAGTAAGCACAACAAGATGCCATCTCCTGCGGTCGATGCTGTCCCCTACCCTATTGACTGGATTGATCTTAATCGCATGGCTTGGTTCGCGGGATGGGTCATGAGGACTGCATCCTATATGCAACTGCCCCTTCGATGGGGAGGGGATTGGGACATGGACACTCATGTCAGGGAGCATAGCCTAATTGATATGCCACACTTTGAGCTAATACTAACTGCGTAACGTTACGCAATAACGGGGAGGTTAATATGAAAAAATTTTTAATAGCACTATTGATTTTGGGTGTTGCGTCACTCGCTTGTGCGGGAGATAAAGCTCTCATTTTCCAATGGGGCCATGATGCGGTAGACCTTGATGGATTTAGGCTCTACTACAGTGTGACATCAGGCAACTATACAGATAGTCACGATATACTGTATATACCTGATGCCGAAAATCCTGGAAGTTTTCTTTCCGAGAACTTTAAAATTGCAGCTCCAGATGGTGCGGAAACAACTTACTACTTCACTATGACTGCCTATGATGACCAAGGGAATGAAAGTGTCCCGAGTAACGAAGTCTCAGCAATCATAGATTTCAAATCACCGAATCAAATATTCGATCTAACAGTTGAAATAGAAATCTCTAACTGAGAAAGGAGGTGACAAAATGCCAGAACCAATTATAAAACCCTTGTGGCGAACCGCCACATTTTGGGCAGGAGCTGCGACAATCGTGACCGCTGTTGGGGGTTGGGCGCAAGGAACATTGATGATAGCTGACTCTCTTGAGATGGTTGCTATTGCTATGATTGGTATCTTCTTAAGGCGTAACATGCCTAAATAGGATACCGTAATTTCTTAAGAGTGATGGGAGGTAGAACAGATGCAGCAATTCAAACGTTTCACTGTGCTAACGCTAATGGCGGTGCTTGTCTTGTTTCTGCTGGCAAGCTGTGGCACTTTTAATCAGAATTCATACAGAGGTCTAGGTGTCATGCAGGTGTCATATGACATCGCTATGAAATCTGCAAATAATCTATACACCAAGGGTATGATCTCACCTGAGGGTAAAGAAGACATTGTTAAGTATGGAAACTCATATGCCGAAGGACATAACTCAGCGGTTCAAGCTTTTCAAGATTACTTGAACGCACCCTCTGAGCAAAAGGCCGATGAGAAGGGGCGGGCGGTTCTAGCCATGCAATCCGCCCTGGGTTTCTATTCCTCACTATTAACGATCTTGGCCGATCATGGAGTCTATGGAGAACCCGTTGAACCCTGGTTCTAAGGAGGTGAATTATGGTGGAACCGATTAGTGCAACTGGTATGGCTATCCTAGCCATAACCGAGTTAATCTTGAAGTATGGTCCAGCTGCTGCGATTGCGATTATAACTGCGTGGGAAGTGGAGGAGCCAACCGTGTCAGACTGGGAAGCTCTTAAGGTTAAATCTGCGGATTCATATTTTGATACTGTCCCTCCGCCAGACGGTCCAGCGGAGTAAACCAATAGCTGAGGTGCGTAACATTACGCACCTCAGCTTATATAGGAGTTAGAGTATGCCTAAAATTCTACCCTTTCCTACTTCCCAACCTGTTGCCACATGTAAGTGTGGTTCTTTTCAATTCTATATGCTATTAGATGGCTATGGAGATGGCTGGGGCACGATTATTGGAATAGAGTGTGTTTCATGTGGAGATTTTACTGATTGGATAAAGGTAGAACGAGAGGAGGAATAAAATGCCAAAAGGGACTAAAGTACACAAGGCATATACTAGCATGAGGAGGAAGGGTTATTCTAAAGGTAAGGCTGCCAGAATAGCTCAGTCAAAAACGGGGCAAGCCCTCCAAACAGGAAGACCGCCCCGTCAAAGACGAAAAAGTAGACGTAAGAAACGACTGGGAAAGTAAGATGTCAGCAGTTGCAGGATTAGTGTCCTACTTGATCCAGCATTAATGACATAGCGAATTCCTGTTTATATCCCTTCTGAATGTAGATTTCCCAACAATCCTGTATCTTGCACTTCTCTATCATTATATGCACAGCAAACTCTGTATCATCTAGTGGATCATACCAAGGCTGCTTCTTTATATCCGGTTTAAATCCTACACGCCATCGAACATATGTCGGGAACAGGGCATCC